TCTACCGGAACAAACATTATTGACTTTCCTCTTTTTGCTTAGCCTCAAAGATTTTGTTTTTTTCATTTTCAAAAGCAATATTAAATTCTTCTGACACTACATCTAATTCTTTATAGTCGTCTAAGAAATAACTTAATGGTTTTTTTAAAAATTTACTTATCTTTACAAGGTTGACCAAAGGAATTCTGTTCTCTCCTTTTTCATATTTTCCTATTTGTTGATATGTATTTTTAAGTGCTTTAGCAACTTTAGTTAATGGAATAATAGTTTCTTTACCAGTAAATTCATTAACCTTAGTTCTTCTTGCTTGTCTTAATCTTTTACCTAAATCAATATAGAATTGATTATCTTCCTCAAAGTTTTTCTTAGCTTTATTTGATAGTTTCATTTTGTTTCCTTCCTTTAATTTAGAGTATAGAATCCCCTAAGTATTTATGCAACTTTTCCTATATACTCAATTAAGTATATAAAAATCTAGCATCTTTATTCTCTGCTTCAACGATTCTTCGGAACAATTGATTATATTCCTTAAACTCTTGCAGAGTATGTACACATTGTCTTCCTTTATCTTTTGCACCCATAATCTTTTTGTGTGCATTATCTAGCTTAGTGTACAATCTAATGTTGCTATTTCTTAAGCTCATTATTCTCCTCACCAATAATTTTAATATTTGCACTAATAAGTTTGTTATCGGTGATATTTGCTTTGGCAAACTCACTAGGCATTTTTTGATTATGTGCTTTCTCTGTAGCTTCTTCCACAGTAGCACCATCAAAAATTTCTTCAAAATCTACAGTTAGTTCTAAGTTTGATTTTTTGATTACTTTAACCATTTAATATTATGTTTCTGCTATATCCTGCGTAATCTCTTTTTAATTCATCTCTTTGCTCTAGTTTTAACACCAAAGCACTAACTGAGTTTTTGCTTTTATAACCCATCTCTTTCGCCATTTCTGAAAAAGTTGGACTATATTTGTATTTTTTATTATAATTTTTAATGAATTGCAATAGCTTCATCATTTTAGGAGTCATCGGTCTTTTACCTCTTTCTATCTTGTTCATTTAAAACTAACCTCCTTAACAGTTCTGCATAGCCATTTATGTCGTCAAAGCTATCTTTTTTATAGTTTTCTGATTGCATAACTCTCCAAAGTTTTAAAAAAATCATAAAAATACCAAACAATTTTAAAGGTACTTTGACTTCACAATTGTTATGTACTGATAAATATTTTTCTAAAATACCTGACATAATATAAGATGTATGGTCAAACTCTCCATAATCATCTTGTTTTTCTTTTAATAATCTTTCTATCTCACTTATAAACTTAACATTATCTGACATAGTTTCCTTCAGTATCTTTACACCAATGTGCAATTACATTTTGATCTTTATATTTTACTAACACCCAAACCTCACCATTACCTTCTTTGTAATTAGGATTATTAACATATTTAATAGTTTTGTTAAAAATCTCCTCACAAGTAACAGGATTTTGGGAGCTAAGATAAGGTATGTTTTCATACTTTAAATTCCCATTACTTGTAAAGATGACTAAAACTAAATAAATAACCTTCACTAATTAAAAGGGTATTTCTTTACTTTGTGTTTTAGCTTGTTTTGGTTTGTACTCATTCTTGTAGCCTGACAAGATAGTACCTTCATCGTTTAACCAACCAATTAAACCTTTTTGACCACCGGCATCTGGATAATTCATTTCACCAGTAAACTTGTCATCACCTTTAAATAGAACTCCTATTTGAGCAAAGACTCTAACAAATTTAGTTTTACCATCCTTAGATGCTGCTTTAGTTCCAAGTATCGTTCCTTTATTACCATTATCCAAAGTTACATTTCCTGAGAAATCAATTTTGATGGCTTTTTCATTGTTGGCATCATAAGGAAATAAAACGAAATCCTTCTGCTTACCACTACCATTGTTTTGCATTTTGTCCTCCATTGGTTTTAATGCTTTGTTGTTGTTGTTCAAATAACTTTTCAATTTTATCGTCTGAATTGTTATTCTTTTTCCAATTAGAATATAAAGCTGTCAACTTGGTTTCGGTTGTTTGCTTTTTAATTTCATCCTCAATTGAAACTTTTTTAGTTGTGCTTTGACTATTTGTACTTTGGTTATTCAAAGCGTTTACTAATTCTTCTGCACTAGCATACTCAGATCCTGACAGACCAAAGGCAGCTAAACATCTTCCCAATGCCGAACTGGAGCAATTTTCTAATGCACTTGTTTTATTTATAAATGAACTGTTCCTAAACTCCTCTGCATGACCTACTGCATAAATAGTATCAGAAATATAAAGTTCAGTTTTCATTATAACTCTATCTGCATCATGGAATAAAACTTCTTCATTTAATCTAGCTTCTGGAAAATACTCTAATAAATGTTTAAGTCTTTCGTTTACTGTAGAATATTTCTTTCCTTTAATATTTACTGTTGGAATATTAATAATATTTTTAAGACAAATCTGTCTTCTTTCTTTCATTCCGCCTTTACTTTTTTCTTCTGTTTGTGGTCTTAGTTTCATGTTTTCCTTCCTGTAATTTACGATTTTCCTTTATTTGTTCTACATCTTTAATAGCTTTTAATTCTAAATAGCTTTTATTTTTAGCAACCATTTTTTCTTTAAGTTCGTTGTCGCTTATTTGTTTTTTTAGTTTAACAATCTCCTCATCTCTGCTTAACAACTTTTGAACATAACCTTTAATTTGTTCTTTATGTTTTCTGTTTTCTGTTTGTAGCTTTGCAAGTTCTTGCATTATTTTATCAGTCATTTTTTTCCTTTCATAACTTCGTCTATGGTTAAATCGTAAACTATTATGTCTTGTAATGCTTGACCAACATAACCGCCAAAATCCATTTTAAGATTGCTCATTAATGCTTTTCTTTGCTCAGCAGTTAAAACGCAGTAATCGTTAAACCATTGATCTATATTTTTATTTAGTTGTGATGGTGATAAGTGGTCAGCTGTAAACATCCCACCCTCCTGTTTTTTTGTCCACTCTTTCCCAATTGTTTTCATAGTGCTTTTAATACTCATAATACAAAAATAGTCAATAAACTATACATAATTAATTACAACTTTAGAGGTCATTTATATTATAAAGTTCTTTAATATCTACTTTGTAAACCGCAGGTCTATTGTTGTAACCAAAGTTAGTTAATCGTTCTGGCATATCATTTATAAAAGGAAACCAACCTAATATTGAAAATTCATAATCACCTTCATGGATAACTAAAATATATTTTCCTTTTTTCTCTCCTGGTCTAATCAGTAGAAAATTATAATCTTTCTTTTCTTGGCATCTTATTTCAATATTATTTTGAAAGTCTGAGTCATTATATCTTTCTAAGTTGTCAGTATAAGAACCATTATAAAATGAATTAGATGATTTAGCATAAGCCACTTCACCCAAAGCACCTAAGAAAGAGTCGCCAAGTTGTTTTTTATAATCTCCTTGATAGCCATAAGAAAAACCCTTACCCATTTTAACATTACCAATAAATCTTTTAGCAGCTACATTTAAAGCAAGTTCTATTTCATTAGATTCTAATTTAACTTTTTTCATGTCTTCTCCTTGTAAATATAGTTCTCCAAAACCATGAACGCATCATAGATATAACTGTAAAAATAACTGCTATATGGAAGCTCTCAAGAACTGTTGGGTGTAGGTCAAAAAATGGAAATATAAATAATTGAATTAATGTAGATAAGATTAATCCACTACCTACATCAATTATAGTTTCAAATAAATTTCTCATATCCAATCAATTGTAGGTTTACCTTTGTAACCTTTTTCCCAAACATACCAACCAAAAGCCAACATTCCACCTCCATGAGTCTTGTTGCCATTATTGGGATTAGTAAAGGTTATTCTTCTTGAAAAAATATATATATTTTTAATAGGTGTTTCTTCAAACATTTTTTGCCTAGCCACACCTTCTAAAAAAGTAATTCTACATAAAAAAGCAACTTTATAATTTACAGACTCCAATGCTTTATAAACAAATGGCAAAGATAATTTAAAAGGTGGATTTGTGATTATGTTGTCATATTTTTTATTACTTTCTAAAAAATCTATTCCTACATCTCCATAATTTCTGTCAATTAAATCTGAACTATAAACATCATAACCTTTATCAAGTAGTATTTTAGATATAGCACCATCTCCACAAGCACACTCCCAAATAGAACCTTTAAAAGATTCTTTTTCTAAAAAAGGTAATATTCCTGAAGGTGGTGTAGGGTAAAAATCATTTACCTCTCTTGTTTTTGTTAAATCATGTCCTGCCAATCTAAATTTAGTTTTAGACTCTGATTGACTTTTTGCTAAAGATTTATCTGCTTTTCCCATTTTTATCCTTTCTTGCTTTTTCTAATTCATTAGTTCTTTTTTCATATTGTTCAATAGTTTCGCCAGAAAAATATCTAAACCAACATGAAGCACAGTAGTCTTTGCCTTTCTCAACTACATCAGCTTTGTTTTTACATTTAATACAGGTTCTTATATCACCATACATATTCACTCAATTTCTCTCCAATCTTTTTCTATTTCGTAAGTTAATTCTTTATCAAATTTTATGTCTTTCAATAAAGGTTTTATTTTATTCCAATCATTAATACTAGGATAAGAAAAACAATTATCTTTTCTAAACCAATGCTCAATCTTAGTTTTAGCAATATCTGTATTATTGACTAATTCTTTTATTGTGGTTTGTGATTTAAGATATTCAATAAATTTAAATTTATCTGGTAGGTTAGGTCTATACATAAAAGGTTTATCAAATTGGTCTATCAATTCTGGATTATTTTTTAAATATTCCATAGCAACATCTGTAGATAAAGTTATTTGAACTCTTTGATTACTACTTCTATTCACTTTTCCTTTTAAAATTTTAGCAGCATAAATCATGCTATCTTCATTTGTGTCCATTGAGGTCGGTGTTCGATACATTTTCTGCTTCGATGATTGCTTTTCCAAGTTCTCTTGCGATTTGGGGTACAATGGAGTTTCCAAGACTTTTGACTCTGTTGGCTCTATCTTTGTCCAATTCATAGGATACCCCATTAGGAACTCCACAAAGTTCGGATTGAGTTTGCCACCAGGTTTGTTGTCTTTCAAAACTTTCCTTGCCATCGTTGGTTGAGCTTTGTTCCCCAGTTTCCAGGTGTTGTTGAAATTTATGTCCTTGTGATCTCTTGCCATCGGAGTCGGATACATATTTTCTATCTTGTTCACTACATCGTTCAGTTTTGCTCCGAATTTCGTTCCAGTTCCAACTCTGGTCACACTCCACCCTTTTGAATTCTGTTGAACTGTCTCTGGTGGTGCTACTACATCCATCTGACAACTTGCCGAAGGTGTTGGGTACATCTGAACAAATGCAGTCAGATTGTGTTGACTTGCTTTCTTCCAACCTTTTCTTTTTATCAAGCTCTCTGCATTTTCTTGACCACTTGCTTTCGGTGTTGGATACATTTGACGAACTGCCATTGTTAATGGTGTTCCCCCTTGTTTGTATTTCTTGGTTCTCTCCGATGCCGAATCTTGTGTTGGAGTTGGATACATTACATCCGATAATCCAGACTCTTTTTCTTTGATGCCAAGCACCGATGCCTGAAGCTGGTATAATAAGACATTGGACTTCGAAACCTTCTTTTTCCAGGTCAGTTTGCACCTGTCTGAGTACCATGCCTTCTTGGATGTTAATAAGACCTTCAACATTTTCGCCAATAAAATACTTCGGTTTACATTCTCTGACGACTCTAATAGTTTCATCCCAGAGGTATCTATCGTCATCTGTTCCTTTTCTTTTTCCTGCAACTGAGAATGGTTGACATGGGAATCCCCCAGTAACGACATCTGCTTTGTATTTTTCTCCTTTGACATTTCTTACATCTCCTTCGATTGGTATGTTTTTAAAATTCTTTTGCAAGACCTTTTGACAAAATTCGTCTTTTTCACAAAAAGCAATTGTTTCAAAGTGTCCAGTAGATTCTAGTCCTAATGAAAATCCACCGATACCACTAAATAAATCTAAAACTTTTAACATATTAATTTATTCCCTTTAGAAATATTTTCTTGAGCTGTCAAATATTGGAGGTTGTTTTCTACATGAAGACCACAAACATTTACACCTTTTAGGGGTACAATATGATCCACATGGTAGCCTTTAGGACAATTTTTATATATTTCTTTTATCTTTTTTAAATTAGACCATTTAGGAATTGCATTAAATTTAGCTGCTCTCCTTTTAGCTTGTCTTATTTTATGAGGTATTAAAAAATTATCTGTTTTTCTCCATTTTAAAATTGAAAAAATAAATTTAGAACTAAATTCATATTTTTTTCTATATTCTCTTAGTGTTCCATTTTCTTTTAATTTTTTTTGATAATTAATATATTTATCTGTTTTCCTATATTCTTTTAAATAAATCTTTTTTCTGTTTATTTGTTTATTTGATTTAAAAAAACATTTTCTATTACAATATTTTCTATTTTTTGCATAACTTGTGTCGGTAAATTCTTTATTACAAACTAAACATTTTTTTTTAATTGTAATTGGTGTTTTTCTTCTTCCTTTTGATTTACATTTATAAGAGCAATATTTTTTTACTTTATTAACTGAAAAATCAATAAATGATTTATTACAGTTTAAACATTTATTTTTAATTTGTTGCATAATAAAAAATAAGTAATGCGATCTCTATTGCGATAATTGTTTCAAGCATTGTATTTGTTCCTTTGGTTTTAGGTTTTTAATTCTATTCCAAGTAACACCATTGATAGACCTAGATCCCTCAATGATGTTCTTGAAAGTTTGTATAGCCAATTTTTCTTTGTCTATATTAGTTGAGAGTTTTATTTTTTCTTTCACTTATATTCTTTTTTAATTGATCTAATTTATTGCTCCAAAGACTTTTCCAACCTTTAGGACAGTTCCATTTCATATATTCCAAGTTCCTTATTCTCCTTTTATCTCTTAAATCTATATTAAAATCATAGACTAAAGGCAAACCATATTTATTTCTAATCATTATTAATATTCCTTTTTGGTGTTTCTTAATCTAAAAGTGTTTATTTTGGCAATACGATCAAATTCATAATTTAATAAAACATCAACTAAATCATCTTTGCTTAATTTATTTAGTTTCTTTTTCCATTTTTCCCTATCAAATTTTAATAGTTTTATTTTTTTATTATTTATACTTTTAATCATATTGCTATTACTTCCTCCTCTTTATAATAAGGATTTTTAACCTTCACCTTTTTTTGATAAGTATATTTTTTATTTAATCTATATATTTTGTCTTCAACTTTTTCGCATTTATCCCTAATTTTTTTATAATTAGAATAAGCAATATCTCTTTCAATATCTAATTTTTTTGATTGCAGTTCTAATTGTTTTAATTGTTCTTTATCTTTCTTGAGCCATTTCTTTTTAATTTTATCTACAATCTTAATTAAAAATTTATCCCAAGTATTGACAGAATATCCAAGTGATCTCATTTCTCCCCCTTTATAAATTTAACTATCTTATTAAAGTATTTTTTAGGTAAAGGCAAAATAACCTCCTTTTTCCTAATCT